ACATCTGGTTTTGCATATCTTGCACAGCCTTCTTAGCCTGCGCCAGTTCCATCTGCACTTGGGGCGGCACATCAGATTTCTCGTCAATCTGCGCCAGCGGATTCATGGCGGCAAGGCGGTCAGCAATGACATCAGCGCCTGGGAAGTCCATGTTTCGGAATACCAAATCACCCGCCACGTTGAACAATTCGGGCTTTGCCATCAGCGGCATCATTGCATCCACGGCCTGTTGGCGCTTGGACATAAAGCCTGGCCCTGTATCCATCACAACGTCATATTCGCCAACTGTTACATCATTCAGCACAGTTTCAACGCCGCCATCGGTGGTTTTTTGCTCGTTAATGGTTTCCATACTTGGTTGCCCATCAGTGCCAATAATACGCATGACCCGTTGGGTGTCGTAAATCTTTGGAATTAAGTCCAAAATGATTTTGCCCGTGTGCCTAATGCTTCGGGTCATGTTGTCGTAAAAGTGGAAATTGCTTAAATCCACCTGATTTTGTTGACCCGCCAAGGCTTTGCCCGAAATATTACCGCTTGGTAATTGATTGGGGTCAAGGATGCCCAACACCATCTGCAAATCAGCAGAAATAGCGTTGGCGGCTTCCATGATGCCAACTGGCGGCGGCTCGGGTTGCAGTCGGGTAGGCACGGGGGCTGGAACGCCCTCAATATCCTTTTGCTTGTAGCGCAGCACAGGGCTTGACTTGATGTTAGCCAAGGCCCATTCGTTTTCATGGCCCTCGTCTTGACCCTCTGCCAACAGCCATTTGGCCTTGGGCGCAAGGGCGATGCTTTCGGTCATGCTGGTGCGCCAAAAGTTGTACATACGCTGTGGGTCTTTGGCAAACCGCACCAAGCCATATTTCTTGCGCTTGTCATCCACAATCACTTGTGCGCCATAGCAAGGCACAACAGGGATATATTTACCCGCCCAAGTCTTTTCCTCCAAGACTTCCAAGGCGGTCATCTTGACCCATTTCACAGCTTTGCGGAACGATTCACGCTCATCAATGACGGTCAAGCCTGCGGCATCCACACGCTCAAAAAAGGTATTGGAATCGGCAAAGTGGCGTGTCCCGTCACTCAGCAAATACAACTTGGCTCGTTCACGCTCGATGTAGAAAAACTCGGCAAGGCGAATATCCTCTTTGGTAATCCAACTTGCGGTGTCATCCCCTGTGGAACGCTGCACAAAGGATGCGCCATCATCAGCGCCTGGATACATTTCCCGAAAAACCTTCTTATCCAACACCGTGGTAATCAGGCATCGCTCGGCATCTGACCCATCAGGCAACAAAGAATTGGGGTCAAAGTACACGGTAAACGGGTTGTCAATTGTGTCAATGTAGATTTCTTGGTCAAATGAATCCTCGCTGGTGTAGCGTGTATTGATGCGCCAGTAGCCCCAACCCATACGCACGGCGTAATCAAAGGCGGTGTCGTAGGCGGTATCAGCGTTGGAATTAACCTCAATGTGGCGGCAAATGCCCTCAATAATTTGGGCAATCTTGTAATCAGCCAAGTTATTAACCGCATGAACCTTTAATCGGGGGCGTTGCTGGCGCTGTTGGTTGGTAACTTGCCGAATGTAGGCATCAATTTTGTTGATGGTCAGGCATGGTCGGGCTTCAACGTTGCGGCTGTTCTGAATTTCAACGGGCCATTGGTCGCCTGCGGCAAATTTAATATCGTTAAGCGCCTCGGCTCTGTTATTAGAGTCCGCTTCATTGACCAAACGCCAAAACTTGATGGCTTCGTTGATGCGTGAATCGGCGCTTGATGTTTGTGCTTGGTAGTCAGCCATAGTTAGCCCTTTGTATCCATTGCCAAATTATCCCATCCAACTGCCAACTGTGGCAATCTGCGCTTGCTTCTTGCGCTTGGCAGGCTCTTTAATCATAAGGGCTATGTAGCGGAATGCGTCAGCCCCGTGGGAATAATGGTCGTGCAATGGGTTGCGGCTGAACTGCCCTGTCTCGGGGTCAACCTCATAACGGTAATGCCGCAGGCAAGCCAAGCCATCGGCGGCGTGTTCACGGTCAAACCAACAATTGGGGAATATTGTTCTTGCGGCGTTGATTGAGTCAAGGATTGGCACTCTCGGCAAGATGTTGGTCTTGTAGCCTGCCGCCCTAACAATATCGTCAATTGACCGCCCCGCCGCCGCCAGTGTTTTGTTCTCGGCATCATGGGGCAAATAAATGGTGTCGTACACATATCCAAAGGTTTGCATGGTCGCCAAGTAATAGCTGATGGTCTTTTGGCTGTCCTCTATGTAGCGGATTAGCCTTGTTTCCATGCCAACAAACTGCAAGAACCAAATGGCGGTGCTGTCCGACCAACCCAAATCGAATACCGCATGGACTGGCTTGGTGGCATCGTAGGGCACTCGGGTAATGCGCCCTTCCTTTTCAGCTTGTTGCATTTCCTTGGCAAAGATAGCGCCATCAACAGTTTGACGGCATAGCCCTTCCCAAACTTGGTTGTAGGCTTCCTCGTCACGTTCTTTGAGGGAATCCTTTTCCAACCGTAGGGTTTCGGGAAACCAAGGGTTATCTGACCAGTTCACCCGCATGGTGATGCAATCCTCGGGGGCTTTAGCCACAAACCGTTGGTAGGTTTCGTCAGTTTCTAGCTCGGGGTTAAATGAAACCCATATCTCGCTGCCCTCGGCTCGGATGGTGGGTATCAGCACATTCCAAGACAGGCGGCTCACCGTTTGAGCTTCCTCCACCCAGCAAATGTTCACGCCCTCATAGGATTTGACGTTGGCAATATTATTCTTAAGGCCAACAAAAGCAAACTCTGTACCGTTCTTGCCTCGGATGCTGGCTTGGGTTATGTCGTAGAAACCAAGCAGGCCCAGGCTTTCAATTTGGTCACACAACAGCTTGTGAACTGAGTCCCGCATGGAAGTCATGAATTCACGGGCGCACAGGATACGCAACGGGCTTTTAGCGCCAAGAATTAGCAATGCCCTAGCAATTCCCCAAGACTTTGCCCCGCCCCTGCCACCGTAGGCAACCTTGTAACGGCTTTTTTTAAACAGTCCTTCCAGCTTTACAGGGAATTCTGCCCTTGCAATAGCGTCTTGGACTTCACTCATTGGGCTTTACAAAGGTGACTTGAATGCCCTGCAAAGGCTCACCATCTGCGCCTGTTACTTCATTTTTTACAGTTTCGGACCAGCGCATTTGCGCTTTAGTCCACCAGATTAGGCTTGTTGTATCACCAGCGGTGGCTTTTTGGTAAAGCGTTTTAGCAATCTGGCTGTTGGCTTTGGCTTTGCCTATGTCTAGTTCCCTGCGGTAATGCTTGCGAAGCGTCTTGTCATCAATCTCAACAAGCATGGCTATTTGTTCGTGCGGCAAACCCAAACCGCTAGTTGATTCAACTAAACGGCGCTGCTCATCGGTTGGAATGTGTTCTAGCATCTTTATTAAGGGGAAATGTTAAAAGTTAACCCGAGTCAATTATATGGGTATGTAAATATTTGTTGCATTGACATAAGTTGGCTTATATACTTACCACATTGCAGCAGGAGAACTTAATGACTAAACTTGAACAAATTAGAACAGCATACCAAGCAGGCAACTTTGAACAAGCTATACGCATAGCCGCTAAATTTTCAGACCTTGGCGCACAGCGCAACGCTATTCTTGACGCGCATTTAGCCATTACTAACCCACGCTGGATGCTTGGACTTGGCAAAGACATAGAGCAATCTATTGATGCAGGCATACAGGCTTTAGCTCTCCGCTACAAGTTCTGATTCTGGCAAATAGACTTCAACATTGCCGCAGGCTTGGGCGGCTTTTTTTCCATCGCCCTTAACAAATACTAATACATTTTGGTGCGTTTTGCCTAATTTGCGGCTTGCGCTAAATTGCTTACCAGCCCTTATTGGCAGGCTACCAACGGCAGTTATCAAAATAGCCTCGTTGTAATAGTTTAGGCCAGCGTTTTTAAATGCTTGGACTGTATCGCCAACAAAGTTGTAATAATTGCCTTTTTTGTCCCTTACTTCGCCAACAATAAAGCAGGCAAAGCGGTCTTGCTTTAACAAAGCGCAGGCTTTTTTGATAATTTCAAAGTAAGCCCCTTTAAATTCTGGGTAGCCCAAGGTGCTTAAATCTTTTGGGTCTGTGCTGTAAACCTCAAGGTCAGCATAAGGCGGACAACTAAACAAAAAGTCTGCTTGCACATCTTTGCAAGTACTATCTATGTTGCGGCTGTCCCCGCATATCCAAGCAGGCGGGGTTGCATCGTCTACGCAAATGTCGCTGGCCTGCTGGCGGTTGGCATTAACTTGTTCTTGCCGCAATTCGTGGCCAATATATTGCCTGCCCAATTTAGAGGCAACTATGCCCCTGACGCTACCGCCTGCAAATGGGTCTAGCACTAACTGGCCTGGCGCAGAAAACCATGAATAAGCCAATTCACACAATACTGGGTCAAATATGCTTGTGCCAGTTACTTCTTCGCGACCAAATTTTTCGCCAATGCCAGTTTCTAGGCAAGTTGCCAATCCTTTAGCCATTTGATTTACCTATGTTTTGCAAGCCAACTAGCCTTTTGCCGCTTTTGTCATAGCCTGCAACCATTATTGAGCCGCCAGGCGATGCGCCACCATCTTCGCCCCTACCTAATTCGCTTTTAATGCCCAAACTAAGCCAAAAGCGCTTGCGGTCTTGCCACCAGCCCTCCCTTGCATTTAAGACGCTAAACGGGGGAATTAAAAACTTATCAGACAAATTGCCCTTAACTTCTTTTACTTCTTCTTCCTCAGGCGTTAGCAGGCTATCTATTTCATTTGGGTCAAAGCCCAGCAATTCCAGCGCAAAGCCATCGGCTAATAGGTCGTTCAACTCTATGGTCAGCATCTCATTGTCCCAGCCAGCGTTAAGCGCCAGCCTGTTGTCGGCAATGATGTAGGCTTTCTTTTGGGTTTCAGTAAGGTCGGCTAATTCTATGGTGGGCACTTCTTTGTGTCCCAACTTACGGGCGGCAAGCAGCCTGCCGTGGCCTGCAATAATGCCGTTTTGCCCATCCACCAGTATCGGGTTAGTCCAGCCAAATTCCTTAATGCTTGCCGCAATTTGTGCCACTTGCTCATCGCTGTGGGTGCGGCTGTTATTTACATAAGGAATTAGTTCTGTAACCTTTTTTTGGGTTATTTTCACTTTTTAGGCTTTTGTTTGGCTTTTTTCTCAGCTTCACGCTTTACCGAATATGCAATAGCTACGGCTTGCTTTTGGGGCTTGCCTGCTTCCATTTCCTTGGCGATGTTCTTACTCATTGCCTTGGGTGTCATCGATTTGATCAGGGGCATTTGCCTTCTCCTTGGATTCTTGGGCCAACCAGTTTTGCAGTTCTTGAATCGCACCGCTAATCTGTAACAACACGGCTTCATGCTGTTTAGCGGTATTACGCAATTCTTCAATTCTCGCTGTTATCTGTTCTGTTGTCATATTCTGCTAACTTTTGCTTTAACTCGGTGTTTTCCCTAAAAAGACCAGCGGCCTGCGCCATCGCATTGTCCCGCTGGCTTTCCAGCATCTCAACCAAAAGTTGTATTTCGGGGTCGGGATGCTTTAACATTTATGCCGCACTTGAACACATGATGTAGTAAGGTGTGCCATCTGAAGCTACAACTCTTAAAGTCTTAGCAATAGAGGCAGTGCTTGTTACAAACAAAGCTGCGGGAATGTTAAACAGATTGGCAACCGTGCCCGAACCGCTGTTGGTGAATCGGATAAACGATGCGTTTGTCCAAGTGCCGCCAGTAGCAAAGTTTGAATCAGCTTGAATTGCCGCCAATGTACCGCCTGGGTTTGTCGATGTACCGCCCAATGTAGCCCGCAAAGCATTACCAGCACCAGAAATAGTGCCAGCACCATTTACGCTCAAGCTAACGTGTGCGCCATTGATTGTTCCACCAGTAGCAGCGCCAGCGCCAGTAACCACGCTGAATGCTCGGATGGTTTCGCCGCTTCCAGTGCTACTAAATGTCAGACGCTGATATGTCAGTCGGGTGTCGCCACTGGTGGCGCTGGTTGTGGCATAAGCGCCGTTGATGATGCCGCTTGATGTAACAGCTACGGGAACGGCTGAATTGCCTACCTGTACTGATACAAACTCGGGGTCTGCGTAAGCTACGCCTGTTGCGATTGAATTTGCCATGATATTTCCTTTATTTTTTCCAAAAGGGATTTAACAATTCCAGTTTTTTAGACTGGCCTTTGCCCGTTCCGCTGGGCCTTTCGAGTGTTTTACCACCCCCTCCATCCTAGCGCAAAACGATGCTTTTCTGCCAGCATCGGCTTTGGTTTTGGGGTTTGGCGCTGGCGGCTTTAGGTTTGAATTGTTCTTTGCGTTGTATTCGGCACGACCCTTGGCGGTCATTCCCGCACCTTTTTCGGTGGGGTTGTAGGTTTTTCCCTTGCCCGTGGTCTTGTGGGGAATGGGCTTGTCGTGCTTTTTTGTTGCCATGATTATTTCTTCTTTGCTGTCTTGGCTGATTGTTTGAATGCCTCGGCAGTAGGTGCGCCCTTAGTGCCAGGCGTTCTCATGCGCTCGGGCGTTTTACCCGCAGCCTTTTGGCGTTCAATACGTTCTTGTTTAGCGTGAATGTTGGCGTAAAGCCCTTGTTTTGCCATTTTTAAGCCTCCACTACGGCGCAAATGTCCGCTTCTTGAATGATTTGATAGTCTTGGTCATCAATACGGTGAACGGGCCAGTTAAGGTAATCCCCATTCCCATACTTGATGAAGTCGCCAACTTTGCAGTCTCTAACCATTGGCCCAATCGCCACAATTGTGCCTTCGTTGAAAGGCTCTTTGTTGTTGACGTAGATGATGTCCGACAAATTGCGGGTCAGTGGTTTGACCACCACACGGTCACGCAGAGGTTTAAGCATTTGCTTTCCTCACATATTTTCGCTTTTGGGGCGCTTCGGTGGTCTGGTCGGTGGTTATGTCATACACGGGCCGCATCTTGACCGCCTTGGCCTCATGCTGACCGCACCAATCCGATTCGTGCTTGTTTTGCTGTTGTGGATACAGGCGGCAAACGCCCATGATCTGCATATTGCGGAAATACCGACAGCCGCCGCAATTAGAATGTTCATCAGCCATTCAAAACTCCTTTTTTTGTTTGGTCAGTAAGCCCTGCCGACTAGCCTCGGCATGGGTTTACGCTTTATTGATAGCACTTGCGGTCATGGACATACGCCACACCGCTGGTTTTTCCACCATCAAATTTTTTGTCAGCGCCAACCATGTTGGTTATGGCTTTAGGAATGTTGTTTTTAACGCTTCCTTTGGTTTTCATTTCGGGGGCAGGGTTGCCAGCCATAGAAACTTTAGTGCCGTAGCCCTTGGGCTCGTTTTTCATCATATTTGCCATGATTTACTCCTATTTGAGGGTCAAAAGATACAAGGTTGAATTGATCAGATCAGCAATTTCATCCACGATGTTTTGCAGTTCTGTGTCTTGGGGGATTTCTGCTCGGGCTTCTTGCACAAATTCTTTCAATTGCGTCAAGTACTCATGCGGCTTTTCTTTTGGCTGATGCAATTCATCAGGAAATTGCTTCATGCGTGTGTCGTACCGCCCTTGGTAACTCTCTGCCAACTGGTCAGCTAAGTCAACAATCTTGGGGTAAAACTTGCCCAAAGCCTTATGCGTAGCGTATTCAGTGGTCTGCAAATGCTGAAAATGCGTGATCGTTCCCGCATGGAATAGCGTTGCAACAAATTCTGAAACTTCTTCGTTCATAAACCCACTATATCAAAAAAAGGGGGGCTGTTAAACCCCCCAACGGGTTAATTGGCAACTGCACCCGTGCTGTCCATTGTAGGCACAGGCACATCAGCAGGCCAACACTCAGCCAAAGCATTCACAGTCCGCAAATGCGCCAGCCGCCACTTTTCCTGTCGTTCCTCTTTGGACAAGGTATTGCCTTGGTCAATCTCATAATGGCATTTGAGGCACAGCGCCGCCACTAGGTTGTCATCAGCTTTGATGCCCCGCCCCTTGCCGCCGCCCCAATTGGTGTGCGCTGCCTGCACCATATGCCCTGACCCGCAGGCTTGGCAATCAAGCCCCGCCACCAGTTTCAACAGCTTTTTGCTTCTGACGTATGAATGTTTTTCGATCAACTATGGTCTCCAATGTGGAAAATCTGTGCATATTGGCACATTCCAAGCGCCTTCTGCGTGTGTTGCCTGTGGATATTCTCGTTTCTTTGACAATTGTCCATGTTCCGCATTCGGGGCATTTCATTGGTGCGCCTTGTCTTGCACCCTGTTTGTGGCTTCCCTTGTGCGCCAAATCTCAATATCAAGCCTTGCCGCCTCAATTTGCCATTTAAGGGTTTCCTCTTGGTGGATGGCTTCTGCCAGCCCTTTAAGCAATTGATGATATTCGGGGTCGGCATAGGCTTCCCGTTCTTGGGCGTTTGCGGCTTCAAACCCCATCGACAAGGCATCTTTCATCAAAAGGGCTTTTTTAGACTTGCGGAATTCATCAAGATAAACCCGTTGGGCTTTGGCTTCGCCATAAGCAGATGCTTTGTCTCGTATGGCTTGGGCGGCTTCTTCGGGCTTCATGTGTTTTTTTCCTCGGCAAAGCCGTTCTTTTGCTTGAGCAAGGCAATGGCTTGAGCAACAGCACTCTGTTGACCTAAATTTGTGTTGTAGAACAAATCTGTTAACTCATCGTTCGTCAGCCCCACCCATGTGCGCTCTGTTTGTGCCAAGGCCGCAATCACATCGTCAACCAGCAAGCGCAATGGGTCAACAGGATCAAGCCCAAGGCAGGTATCTTCAAGTTGTTTTATCAAGGCTTTATGTATCATTTCAATACTCCAATCATTCTTAAAGCCCCATCAGGGCTGTCAATCCTTGCCAACGTACCTCCGCACCAATTTTGGAAAAAGTCGGTTTGTAGGGCTGTTAAACGCTTTTTAGATGTGCTTTTGATTTCCACCAAGAACGTGTGATTCTTGTAGCCAACCAAAAGGTCAACTGGCAACCCAATGATCCAAACATAAGCGCCAGCGGCTCGTAAGGTGGTCACTATGGCATCTTGGTTTGCATCCACTCGGGCGGCATATCTCATTTTTTTAGCCTGTTCATGTCGTTTCGTAGTCGGTCAGCGGCGGCTTGTCCACGCCTTTTTGCTATGCTGGATAAGGTCTTTTGCCACCATTCCAAGGCTTCCAACCTCCCCTCCTCCAAAACTTTGGTGCGGTAACGCTTGATCCACTCCCTCGCTTCGCATTCCCTCATCCATTCCTTTGATGTGTCCATCAATGTCACCCGTCATTTCTAATGCTTTTTGAATTGTGTGATTTGGGTAGGCAATGCCATCCCGCACCCGATCCAATATGATTTTGGCGTGTTCGTAGGTCATCAAAACGCCTCGTCATCTTGCCAATGCTTGACAGGCGGGTGGGGCAGCAGAACAGCAATGTCTCGCTTGGTTGCTGGCTTCTTGTCGCCCCACTGGTGTTCGCTACACATTGGGCGCTGGCCTTCCATGTGAACTGACCAGCGTTTAGGACAGCTAGGCACACTGCACATCAGTCGCTGCACATCATCAAAAGTATTTTCTTTTGGCACATTTGGTTTTGCAAAACTCATTTTTGATATTTCCCATCAATTATTTTGGCGAAATTGGTTGCATTCACAATCCACACAAGATCAGGTCGCCATGTCCTATCCTTTGTTTCAAACCCCTGCGCCAGCTTGGTATCGTTAGCAATGTAGGCAAAAAAGGAATCCCACCATGCCAGTCCATCGGCTTGATTTGCATACCCCTGTGGGCTAAATAATGACGGTTTGGCGGCTTGTAACCACCTTTGCCGTAGGTTGGTCTGCCTGACCCCATCCCATACCCTTGGCTGGGCAAGTTGCGGCAAATGCTTTTTGTAAAGATTCAAAATGTCCTGATGGGGGCAAGTCGGCAATCCTGCCGACAAAGAATCTTTAGATTCTTTAATATGGTTATTGGTTATTGGTTTATGGTTATTGGTTAGTTGAACGCCCGTTGAACCGCCGTTAGACCTACGTTCAGCGGATGCTTTGCCAGCCCTAGACGCTTGTTCAATTTTTTGCCTGTAATGCTGGATTTCTTCAAGCACTCGATCACAAACCCATCCCTCACCATGTCGGCTAAAAAACTCAACCAAAACATCCCTAACAATGGAAGCATGGTCACGCATACGAATAATTCGTGCAATTTCGTTAGCCTCAAAAGGCAATGGTTTTTCGTGTAAATAACACCAATCAAGCATTCGGCGGTAAACCAAATCCTCAAGAGGGTCTAAATGATTTGTGTGACTTTGATAGTCACCAATATTGAACTGGTAATAGTGCATTCCCCACACCCCAAAAAAGCCACCCAAAAAAAGAAACGGCGGCAGGAGGGGTGGGGTCTCTTTTCGATGCGCTCATGACTTCGCATCTAGCCGTGTTTCAAACAATGTTAATCCAAAAACCAATCAGGTCGCAAGACCTTTAATTGCCAAATCCTTTGCTGCGGGACAGTTTTCCATTGAGACACAGCCGCTTGGCTGATGCCCAACATTTTGGCTAGCTCACGCTGTGACCCTGCCAGTGCAATAAACTTATTCTTGTTCATAAGCTAGATTATACGTTATTGCAAAAATGCAACATTAGGGAAACTCCCTACAAAATAGTTGCCACAAGCATATAAGTTGGCTTATACTTCTACCCATGCCCTAGCAATTCGCACAGGGTCTTTTTAGGAAAATCAAAATGATGAACTGCAACTGGATGGTCACTTTGGCAAATGCCCAGCGCAAGGCTTTGCTTAACTTTGGTTACCCAAGCCAACAAGTCAGCGCAATGAGTTTAGCTGAAACAACCGATGCGTTAAAAGCGCTTGGTTACAACTTTAAAACCAACTCCCCATTTAAAAACAAATAATTTTATGAGGCGCAAGCCCCATCAAAGGAAACCTTCATGACCAAAAGTGAAATTTATAAAGTTCGCGATCAAGTTCACAGTGCAATGGCATTTGCGAACAATAGCAAAGCCACATTTAGCCCGCTGATTCGGATGGAGTGGAAAAAGTATGGATACATACCAGTCTCAGCTAGGAATGCAGCCTAATCAACCAACGGGGCGAAAGCCCCATCAAAGGAAAACCCATGAAAAACAAATTACATGACCGTGCTGATGCCGCATTAGATTTTGTGGTTGCCATTGCAATCGGTATTGGTCTTGCATTGCTACTGGTCGCATGGTGGTCATCATGACATTCATTCGACTATTTCTTTTTTACCGCAACCAAGGTTATTCATTCATCAACGCCGTTAAATCGGCATGGAGAAAAAGCAAATGAAAGCAAATCAAATCATTGAGGCCATGCGTGAAGTTGCCGCCAAGCAATACGAAAACGAACCCGCCCAACACCGCCTTGCCTACCACGTTGGGCTTTTGGAATCCCGCCTGCGGGAGTACATTTTTCAACTTGAAAACATCCAAGACGAATTGAAGCAATGCCAAATCGAATTAATTGCAAAGGAATCGGAATGAAAATGATCACTTACCCCCTTCTGTGCTGGCTGGCACTAATCACCGCAGGTTGTTCTAGTCTGCCAGGCGCAACGCCACAAGCCCCCAACCAAGAATTGATTGTTGACAAGCTGGTGCAACCAATGGGGCGCAATGAAGTCATTGACGCTGTTCGCCAGTGCGAAACCTCAGGGCTTCGTGCCATCCCCTTGTACGCCAAACGCAAAGTTGGTGGCTACACAACCGAAACCGTAATTGAAGTCACTTGCGGCCCTAAATACGCTTACTAAGGAAACATCATGGAAACCAAAGACATTATTGAACGTGCATTCCAAAAAGAACCGCCCATCGGCAAGCACATTGCCGCAGCGTTTGTTAAAGCACAACGGGCGTTTGGCCCTGCTTTAAAGACCAGCACAAACCCGCATTTTCGGTCTAAGTATGCTGACCTATCAAATTGCATTGAGGCGGTCATAGGCGCTTTAAACGACAACGGGATTGGCTTGATGCAACGCACCTATGAATCCAAAGATGGTGTGATGGTTGAGACCATTTTTATCCATGAATCAGGCGAAACCTTGGAATGCGGTGTGCTTCATGTGCCTGCCAGCAAACAAGACCCGCAAGGTTATGGCTCGGCTTTGACTTATGCCCGTAGGTATAGCCTTTTAGCCGCCACTGGCCTTGCGCCAGAGGATGATGATGGCAACAGCGCCAGCCGCCGTGCGCCAGTAGAAAGCAAAGTTAATGCGGGTCAAATGACCGACCACATTGCCGCCATTGATGCCAGCGCCACCAAAGAGGAATTGCAAACCGCTTATGCCGCCGCTTATGCCGCTTGTGATGGTGATCAGGCATGGCAGGCCAAGGTCATCAAGGCCAAAGCAGACCGTATCGCCAAAGCTAAAAAGGAGAAATCAAATGCCTGATATGTTGGACAAAATGACCCTGCGGGATTACTTTGCAGCCAAAGCACTGCAAACCATCTTGTCGGCAGGCGGTGTAATCGACCCCGAATATTTTTGGGAAAACGCACAATTGGCTTACAAACAAGCTGATGAAATGATGGAGGCTCGCAATGGATGAACAACGCACAGATGATTGGTTTGCCGCACGATTGGGCAAGGTCACCGCCAGTAGGGTGGCAGATGTAATCGCCAAAACCAAGACGGGTTACAGCGCCAGCCGTGAAAACTACATGGCCCAATTGGTGGTGGAACGCCTAACCCAAAGCAAAGCAGAGTCATACACCAATGCCGCCATGCAGTGGGGGACAGATCAAGAACCCTTTGCCCGTGCCGCTTATGAGGCATTACAGGGCGTAATGGTTGAGGAAGTGGGGTTTGTACCCCATCCCACAATTGAAATGGCTGGCGCTTCGCCTGATGGCTTGGTGGGGGATGATGGCTTGGTCGAAATCAAATGCCCCGAAACCAAGGGCATGATTGAGGCGCTACTGACCAAGAAAGTGCCTGGCAAGTACTTCACCCAAATGCAATTCCAAATGGCTTGTACTGGCAAGAAGTTTTGCGATTACGCCGTATTCGACCCCCGAATGCCAGCCAAGGCGCAATTGTTTGTCACCCGTGTGGATCGGGATGATGCCTTTATTGCAGAGATTGAAGCTGAAATTGTCAAATTTTTAGCCGAGGTCGAATCCCAAGTTAAACAACTTAACCAAATCATTGAAAGCAAATAATGTCAAAAGTCAGAAAAGAAATCACCGCCATTGTGGGCCAGTACACCAACAAAGAGGGGCAAACCAAAAACCGCTACCAACGCATTGGCAGCATCATTGACACCAAAAACGGCGACATGATGAAGCTGGATGTGATCCCCTTAAAGGAAAACGGTTGGGATGGTTGGGCGTACCTAAACGACCCCAAGCCAGTAGAACCCCGCAAGGGTTTTCCCGCTGATGATGATGATTTGACGTTCTAAAATGAACCAATTTCAATTGAATTTCGAGGCTGAAAAAGCCCGTGACATAGGAATTCAACGGGCGGTCGATCATGCCGACAAGGTAACCCCAAGTTGGTCTGATCGGGCGGTTGAATTGTTTTTGGCTTACTGCCAAGAAAACAAGGGGGCAACCTTTATGACCGAGGATGTGCGTTGGTATGCCGAGGCTCTTGGCCTGCCCGAACCACCCGACAAACGGGCATGGGGTGCAATTGCAATGATGGCAAAAAGACGGGGGGCAATTCGTGGCAATGGATATGCCCCACAAAAGGCCGTAAACGCTCACTGCGCCCCTAAAACTGTTTGGATAGCACTATGACTTGCCCACCCTGCAATCGTGACTGTGATGAGGGCAGAACGTGCCCAGCCCGAGACCTTAACCCTTACAAAACGCTTGTAAGGAATGAGGCCATTGAGGAAGTGGTGCAGCGCATAGAAAAATTGCAGGGGTTTGGGCGGGACACCATTGACAGCTTTGTTATTTGGATCAAAGGAATGAAATAATGGAAAACATCCTGATGCTCATTTTTGTGCTGTTTTTGGGCGTTTGCATAGGGATTGGCTCAATATTTGCCATTCTCTATGCGTGTTGGATACAAGATTAAACGTTGCGCTCAAAGTGGGGGCAATCAACAAGGCTTTTGAAATTGCCGCCCCACCGATTCTTTGGATACAGGCTTTCCCAATACGCACCCAACGGGGCTAATATTTCCTTGTCCCAAATGATCTTTCCATCTTTGAAAAAGTTTAGGTCAATAGCGCACCGCTTTAAGTGAATGCTGTTCATGGTCTTGGATCGACCCGTCTTGAAGTAAATAGCTTGTTGCTCTGGCGTTCTAGCCAGTTCACCGCCAGTCACTAAAAAGCCTTGGTCGGTGGCGTACTGGATCAGCTTGCACATATCCAACAGAAATGCGGCTTGTTCTTTGTTAAGGCTCATTTTTTGCCTTTCATATCTGCCAACTTTTCAATAGTCCTACCGCCAAAGTAAGCGCCCATAATCAACATCCCCCAATTGCCCAAAAGGGTAACGTAGGATTCATTGGCGTTGTACCCAAAAGCTGACATCATGGCAAACAAGAAATAGCCCAAAAAAATGGCAATTAACGACATAGGGCGTATGTTTTTGGATAGCCAAGAGTCAGATGCCATATCAGCATCCCAACGATCTGTGACGTTGTTATCCTCGTTCTTGGCAGCATCGGCAAACAATTGAAGTTCTGCCAATTCCATTTTGGCTTTTTCAATGCCCAACTCAAGCAAACGCTCTTCGTGTTCAAATTGCAGTTGGCGCAGCTTGCTAACATCCTCGGGGGTTGGTGCGTCAGGGATTTTTACGCCCAAAGTGTTTTCCACAACTTGTTTGCCTTTGGCTTGGATGGCGCTAGACAGCAACCCCAAACCGTTTTCGGCAAGTGTCCCCAAAAGGGAAGCAACTATTGGAATCATTTATCTTCCTTTTTAAATGTGGATTTCATGCCTGCTCTATCTTCTAATATGGCAATGTGCAAACGATTGATTTGAATGTCATCCCTGTTTTTTTGGATTTCTTTTTCTAAATCTTGCCGCAGTTTTTCCCTTGCCAATTCTGCGCCTGTGTTGCTGGCTTGCTTATTGTCAGAGGTCACCACCAAACTGATTTTGCTGTTAAGGATGGTCACCTCATGTGAAAGATTAGACAGCGCCGACATAAGATAAACCACACACGAAAACAATAAGGGCAACAAAGCAAACGTGATTTTTTCAACCAAAGCGCCTTTGCTTTCCATTGCTTGAATTTTTTCCTCGCTCATTGCTCTTTTTCCTTTTTGATCTGATTTATTAGGCGCTGCACTTGTTCCTGCTGGCGCTTAGTTTCCTTTTTGGCTTCAAGAATGTCAATATACATGAATGAAATTAAAGGCAGGATTAACGCAAACACAGCCGTCATGCTAATTAGCGCTATTACAAACCCCATTTGGCTATCCTCATTTGGCGCAGGGCGAGGAACAGGAGGTGGAGGTATATAGTAACTATCATTACCGCCCCGATTATTAGTGCTTTGTCTTGGAGGTTGTTTAGCATTTGCTTTCGTTGCCATAACGCCTTCCTGTCTTTGGCTTCTTGTTCTAATCTAGCCTGTTCTTCTTGCTCACGCAATCTTGCATATTCTTCTTCAAACCTTGTCCACACCGCACCCAAAGCAGGGTCAACATGATAGATAAGGAATTCACGCAATTCAACCGCTTGGCGCTCTAACTCAATTTGGTTAAAGACGTTTTCAAGTGCTTGCGCCTTTAAGGATTTATTCTTTGGTGGGTTGCGCTTTTGTTCTGCCGCATCTTTTTTGACTTCTTCGTGCGCTTCAAAGAATTGCCCAATGAAACCCGATATTTCCTTGGTTATCTTGGCGACTTCACCGCCAGTTTGCTTTATGTCTTTATAAAGGGCTACGCCCTGCTTTATTGCAGCTATTGCGGCAAGGGCGGCGGTAAATGGATCAATTTGATTTGCCTACCCAATGAGATACATAGCCGATAGCACTGGACAAAGCAGAGACCAAAGCCATGCCAGCCCAAAAGCCACCACGACCCTGATTGGCAAGGGCTACCAATTGGGCAAGCTGGTTTTCCATCTTGTCCATCTTCTTGTCCATATCGTCAAATCGGCGCTCATAGTCTTGGACTTTTTGCCAAAGAACACCGTACTTAACCAAGTCAATTTCGGGTGTTGCCATCATTTGCTCAAGTCTTGAATTTTGTTTTGACCAGTTTGCTTGCCAAGCGCCTTGGCTTTTTCCATTTCTTTTTGGGCTTTTTTAGCCGCCTTTTCTAAGGCTTGCTGTTCCATTTTTGCGGCGTACTTTGCGCCAGCTTGTTGGCCAAGGTATGTGCCAGCGGCAGCGCCAGGCACTTCGCCAACAAACCCACCAATTGCCGCACCAGCACCAGCGCCTATCTTGGGTAAGTTGCCCTCGATCATGCCAACACGCCGTGCTTGCAATGCCGCACCCTCGTAGCCATGAACGCCTGGCATTAAATGCCCCGCATAGTTAAGCGCATGGAATCTGCGAATTTCATCAGCAGGGAATGTTTCCAAAATCTTTTGACCAACAACAGAATTCATCACATTGTTGGCAGAGTTTTGATTCCATTCGCCCATCTTGCTTGCGCCAGCTTTTTGCACTTCACGGGCTAATGCACCATCAATTTCGGCTCTAGCGGCGGCGGCGGCTTGTTGCAACTCAGGTGGTACTGGTGGCAGGCCATCGGGCGCACCCCTGACCCTGCCATTTGCCAATTCATCCAAAGTATCCCGAATGTGTCGCCATTGGTCTTTGGGCAGATTGTTCAACTTGCTTGGAATTTTCTCCAACGGTGTGGCTGATGTAACAACGCCATTGGCATCCACTTCGCCAAACAAATTCTTAATGCCTTTTGAGCCAAAAATGGTTTTTTCAACTTGATGCACTTTGTCGCCAAGTTTGTACAACGCAGGGTCAGCCACCGCAGCAATGTCTCTGTCAATGGCTTGGTTAATTTCACGAATAGCATTGGCTTTTTCGGGCTTCCACAGCTTGTTCATGCTTTTGCGTACAGCATCAAAAGCCGCCACAGAACCAGGCGGGGCAATCGTGCCATCAGGCAATTTAAAGCCCACGGTCTTTGCCAGTTCAATTAAATCCTTTGCGCCCTTCAAAACATCCAATGTGCCATCGGCTCTAAAGGTTGCTCGAATTTGTGGGTCAACAAATAGTTTGTCAGCAAATGAACTGTTGATTTTGTTGTCACCGACTTGTTTATAAGCTGAATCGTAGATTTCTTTTTTGGCTTGATTCAAGTACCCCGTAAGGCTTGATGATGCCAAATCATCTTGTGAAGTGCCATACATCACATCATTGATGCGACCACCACGCTGTTCATCATTAATCAGGCTGCGGGATGCGCCAGTGGCATTTACACGATCTTCGGCAAACTTTGACAACGCCGCTTGTTCATTTGCAATTTGCTCTTTGAATACTCGACCCTCGGGCGTATCCATCTTGGCTTTTGTGTACTCATTACGCAATAAATTTTCATTGCCCGTCACCACGCCTGGCCGAACCGCACCGCCTGGCATCACCTCTTGCACCAATTGAGAACGCACTATTTGCTCGTTAACAGGCACATCCGCTGGGGTCTTGGATAACTTAACTTGCGGGAATTGACCACGAACGGTTTCTTCGCCAGTAATCTTGCCTGCAAAAGGGTTGTTCTGTACACCAGCCGCCCCAACGCTACCCGCTGGCGCTTGTCGTGCCTCAAATTGGGCTTGGGCTTCCGCTTGCGAAAGTTGCCCAGGCTTGACCACTTGCAGTTCTGCGGCGGCTTCTCTGATTGGCTTTGTTACTTGCGCTACAACAGGCTTAATTTCTTTGATAGCTTGCGGCAATGCAACACCACCGATAACAACCATGTTTCTAATATCAGCCGCAGGGATTCCAGTTTTTTCTGAAATTTGCTCGGGGGTCATGCCCAACACGTTAAACATCTTGTTAACTTGCTCGGCAATAGGCTCGGTAATGCCGCCCAATGGCTGTTGATATGCTTCTTTGCCCGTAATGCCCAAGGCTTTACCTAGTGGCTTGTCAATGGTTGCGGCGGCGGCTTGGCCTGTTTGTTCCGCTTCCTCTGGCGTTCTGACAGTTCTTGCCAAAGCCTGTACGCCAGCGCCATACACAGCAGGCACAACCCCATAAACGGTGTCAATAGCGCCAGCAACTCTAGCGCCTAACTCTGGGCCAAGTGCTTGCTTGGCTTCAAACCCTTTTTGCAATACCTTGCCCAAAATCTGACGCACATTGCTGACGGGTTGCCGCCTTGGTACATAAGCGCCCATCGTGCCTTCTTGTGTGCCTGTAACACTTTCGGCAGTTGGTTGGCTTAGCTGAACTGCGACTGGTTGGGCGGCAGTTGCAGGCTTGCCCGACAAAAACGCTTCTAGCGGGTCGCCTGATGTTTCAATTGGCGCAGGGGTGGGCACAGCAGACGGGGCGGTAGATGGAACGCTAGTCGTTGGCGCTGCGGTCTTGCTCATGCGGCCAATTTCACGTTGCAATGCACCAATGTCAGCTTGATAACGTGCCTTAGATTTAGGATCAGTGGCAGACGTAAGACGATCTTGCGAGGCTTTTAACTCGCTTTGCAAAATAGCCAATGCATCTTTATCACGCTTGGCTTGAACATCGGGCGCAATGCGTGAACCACCAGTAGGCTTGGGTGGTGCGGCTACCGAACCACCACCGCCAAGGAATTGTTCTAAAACATCAGCCATTATTTGTTCCCCACAACACCAGTTTCTGAAAGTTGTTTAAGGTTACGATATTTTTCTAAAAATTCTTTGCGTTCTGCTGGCTTGGGAAAAAGGCGGTTTAATTCTTTGTCCAACACATTGGAGTCAGTTACATCTTTGACGATGTTCATGGCCTCAAAAATCTTGCTGTCAGCGTTTTTATTCCAAACTTGCTGATATGCCTTCATATTGTTGTCGCCAAATTTTTCATAAAACTTTTGTGCGCCATTGGCTTGCATATCAAGGTTGGTTTGATCGGCTTGCACCCTACGGGCAATTTTGACCAACACATCGGGCGGCACTTTAACTGTGCCATTAGCCACCGCAGCCATGTCCAAACCAGCCACAGTACCGCCAACAGAACCCATAGCCTTTGAATTGGTGATAGCCATGTTTGCCAAGTCTTTGGCAAGCATATCGTATTGCTCACTTCCAATTGCTGAACGAATCTTTTGTTCAATCTGGCCAGGGATGCCGCCCTTTTCAAAGATTAATTGCTGACCAATTTTGTTGGCTTGTTGGATTACTTCTTCAACGTTGCGGCGACCTTGCGCCAAACCCATTTGAGCATTCACCAAGTTGTTTCGATAGTCAGAGCCAGCGGCTTGGTCTTTTTCCTCGGTTGGCTCTTTAATATAAGGCTGATCTGCTCTGCGTACAGGGTAAGGCACACGCATACCAGGCGCAACCTCAGTACCCGCCCCAATTTGCGGCGCACCGCCTGCGGTTGGCACATTGCCTTGCATACCACCAGCAATTGCAATTGTGGCAGTGGGTTGTTTTGCGCCAACGCTTGGTTGAACAGTAACAGTTTGACCTTGAGGCGTGATTTCTATTGATGGCGCAAGTTGGGCTTGTTGTTGCGTTGGGGTCAACAAAGTTTGTGCGCCAGCGATAGCCTTGCCTGGCAAATCATCGCCAGATTGCATTGTGTTTTCCCAAATAGTTTTGTATGAATCAATCAATCTGGACAAATCGGGATTGTCAGGATTTTCTTTTTTCAACAAATCCATTTCTGCTATATAGGCGTTTTTGTCTTTTACACCAAGGCGACCAAGAATAGAAAACCGCTGGGCAACCATTGAACGTTGGTCTTGCGTCAAACCTTGTTTGGCTTTGATGGCATCGGTTTGTGCGTTGCCCAAAGTGGTGTATTTATTGATGTATTCTGAACCCGTCAATGGGGCAATGGTTGGCACGACCTTATTGATCTTGTCAATGTCAACTCGACCATTGGTTTGGAAGTTATTTGGATCAGCAAAAAACGTTTGCATATTGCGGCGTTCTTTGTCTTTTTGTTCTTCAACAGTTAAAGCAATTTCACCCGTGCGGGTAGCCTGTTGCTGTTGTTGCAACAACAAAGGATTTACTTGCTGGGATTGCTGATAGGCTTGCGCCCCTCTTGCAACGCCAAGCATATCGGCAAGAGAACTTTGCTGCACAGGTTTGACATCTGTGCCTATTGTTGGGACATTAAAAGTTGCCATATTTTATCCTTACCCAATGTTTGATGTGTAAGGAAGTGGGACTTGTGTGCCATAGCCTTGCGGCACAGCGGGTGTCTGCGGTCTTAACAATGATGCCAAGGTTGCGGCGTTACCAATTCCTTGATAACCGCCAGCCATAGCATTTGCCGCACCAATCTGACCAGCGCCAAGGGCTGATGCACCACCAATACCCAACTGACCAATGTTTGCCGCAGTGCCTGTTCCAAGGTTTGCAGTTTGACCAACAGCGGTTTGTCCGATTCCAGCAATACCCGCCAAACGGTTGTACACGTTACCAAGACCAGTCTGCTGTTGATTAAACTTTTGGGCTTCTTGCCTCATGTAATTATCAAGGGCGTTTTGATAAGCATTGCTTGCGTAATCTTGTGCAAACTTCACCCCACCACGTTCCACATTAGAACCGCCACCGCCTACATTTAGGGCTTGTCTAGTTGCGCCTAGTCCTTGGCCCAACATGAATTCATAATTTGGCGCAAGGTTAGTTTTGAGATCGGCGGCAGTAAATGGTTTGTAGCCTTCTGGCATTTGGGTCAATTGCGGCATCATTTCGCTGATTTTTGTCAGCGCACCGCCACCAGCCGTGCGGTATGGGGCTTGCTGGGCATTGAGAATATCAAACATTTCCCGCTGTTGTTTAGCGGCTTCCATTGTTGCTTGATATTGCAAGTTGGCTGCATTTTCAGCAGCGCCAGCTTGTTGCTTAGCCCCTGCATACCCTAAGATGGCTGATCCACCAATTGCTACTGCTACCCAAGTCATATTATTCCCCTGTTAACTTTTTAATGTCATTGTTGGCATCAAAAAGCGCTGTTGTATCAGGCTCTATCAATTCAGCCTCAATTTCATCAAGATCGGTTTTATCAGTTCTGTGAATCGTAATACCAATGGCATCTGTCACAGCCAGCGTTACCCGCTTTGTTCCAGGCTTTGATTCCACAACATCCCCCGCTTGGAGGCGTTTCATCCCGTTTTCTGTCCACGCAATTATCTCGCCTTTAGCGCATAAAAAGAAGTGGGGTTCTTTATGAACTTTGCCCACAATCAGCGTTCCAGCAGGGCGGTACAGCTTTCGCATATACATACCAGGGCTGAACTGATGCTCTGTCACCAATTCAGCTTGGGGCATAACCGCCATTTGCTCTTGGAGGCGCTCTACTTGTTCCCGTGAAACATAATTGGGTAGGTCTAAATCGTTCAAAACGTACCCCCTTTAACGCCGTTTAAAGCTGTGAAATCAGTAAATTTGCCTGCTGCTGGCGTAGTCAATCCAATGGTGGAATTGTTGATTGTTACGTTGCTGATTGACCCGCCCGTAATGACGGTGTTTGCCACATTCAGCGTGATGATGTTGGGATTCATCAACCATTGCAACCAAGGAACGCTTGGCCTGCCCGTAGTTGGGTCAAGAAACGCCGAATAAGGGATATTGATGTTGCTGTTTGGTACTGCGGTTGCCATCAGTTATCCCCAGCAGACATTTTTAGTTCAGCAGAAACAATGACTGTTTTCACAGGGTCGCTAACAACGACTTCAAAAATCCTGTCCCGTGACCAACCCAACCGCCGCCATAAAGCACGATTGACATAATTGCCGATCTTGCCAATGCTGACCCAATGTTCGTTTGACCAAGTAGAACCGCCATCATTTGACCAACGCAACATGGCTTGCGGGTTATCGCCTTGGCCTGTGTTTAGTCCCACGCCTGGCTGAAATTGAATCTGAAACGAATCAAAATATTGGCGTTGCAAGTCTTGGGTCAAGTGAATGGCTCGGCGCAATCTGCGAATCGTTGCCCCGTCATCGGTATAAACAGCATTGTCTAAGCTGTAAATTTTGCCGTTTTCGTAATCACCAACAAGATTTTTATTGGCAAAAAATGCCGCACAGTTTGACCGATGGCGCTTGTACACAGCAAGGTCAGAATCCCATGAAAGCCATTTATGCCAGCTTTTTGTGGTTAGGTCGTATACCCAAGTCAGGCCATATTCACCAACGCTAGGGAATGTGACCACATACATTTCATGGCCTTCAATTTGGTAAGTGTAGGCAATGGCATCAGAAACCACCTCATTAAGCAAAGACTGCTCAACAGCATGGGTGCTAATTCTGATCCAAGTGTAGCCTTCCATCTTTTCAATGGTTGCCGCCCCCCGATTGTCTTTTGCAACACAAGCAAACGTTTCACCTAATCGGGCCAAAGAATACTTGGCAACAATACCCGATTGGCTTGAAGTGCCTGGCACTCGTTGAAATGGGAAACTAGTAATCCCTGCGATTACGTTGCCCACATCAGTCCAAACCTCTGTGGTTACTTCCCCAATCAAATAGACTTGACGTTGGTTAACAATCAGCGTTACCAACAAGTCAGATGAACCATCAGCCGTGCCATACAGGGCTTGGGTGGATAGCCTAGAACCAAGGTCAGTACACGCCCAATTTTGTGTGTTTGGCTCGTTATAAATGTTGTAATTGTCAATCACATCAACAACAGTTGCACCCTGCCAAGGCCCATCTGTGTTTGGCAATGTAGTAAATGTGTTGGTAGCCACCACCCATGTATACCGATTTGGCCCATCCACAATGTATGCGGTCAAGCCAATTGCATTGTCAATGTTGTCCGAAATAGATACTTGCCCCGAACTGGTGGTCAACGTTCCAATCTGCGTGGCAACAAATGAAGTATTGACCTGATAGACCCGATTCCCTGCCACTGCAATCAAAATAACAGAACCCGACATGGTATGCAAACCCCGAACCTCTGCTGCCAAAAGTTGGGCTTCTTCAACCAAGCCAGGCGTTGGGTATAACGCCACAATTCCACGGTCACCAGCTTGTTTAGATGTGTCAATCTCTGCAAAAAAATTAATGCATTCTTGATCGCCCTGATATATGGAGGGCGCAACGTAAGATGTGCCAACAAATCCAAAATCAGGCATTATCTAAAACCCCCATCAAGAATGAAGCCAGCATCCTTGGCTTTGCCCATCATCAGGGCATCAGGATAGCGGGAAACTTGTGGTGGGCGCATATTGGTGCGCTTGATCGTAGCTTTAGCTTGCGCTGCGTAGGCGTTGATCATGCCAATCTGAGTTTGATTTACTTTGCCAAACATCGGCAACAAACGTTCTGCCAAACACCACCGCAACGCCATGTTGTAGCCTTGGGGCAAGGTTATCGTGTCATTAAGGGTTTGGAATTGCCTAAAAATGGTTTGCGTAAATAAGTGCAATTCGCCCTGTGACGGGTTAGGAAAGACATACAACGTGCCAAGGGTCTCGGCAGGCATATAGTAGATCATCTTTGCCCAGGGGCCGTTCAATTGCTTGATGCCCAAAGATTCGTATTCTTCAAGGCTCAAAATTGCCACAGGGTAGTCCAAATACCCGCCAGCAACACTAGAACCGCCTTGCATTGTGGCAACCCGCACAAACGCAGATTCAATAGTTAGGGGGCGCTCATAGTAGGCATTAATGGTTGTGCTTGCGGCTGTTTGAGACTTGCTAACGGTATATGTACCCGCTTCGTTGACGTTGCCGCCAGCGCCCGTTCCAAAGCCCACAATGGTCGTGCCAGCAGTGATGCCTGTGCCCGATAAGGTCATGCCCATTGTGATGCCGCCACTTGTGATGGCGGTGACGGTCAAGGTAGTGCCAGCAATTGATCCCGTGAAGTTTGCGCCCACCGAACCGCCTGGCCCAAGTGTGTATTGCACGGTATTTTGCACAGTGGGAAAAATCAATTCTGTGCGATAGAAAACCATCATGTTTTCATTCGACCATTGGGCGCACATATCGTTGAGCATATCTAGCCCATCTTGCGCCTCATCAGCCGTTGGCACTTCACCAGCGGCGACAGCGCCAATGTCCTTCATGGCTCTGGTGATAATGTCAATTGGCTGAGTCATAAAAAATCCTTATGAGGGAAGTCTAGCGGCTTCTTGCATGGCTTGGTAGTCTGCAATTACTTTAGGCGTATGAACAGCCGCACAAATAGTCTGTACTCTCGCATCTTCTTTTTTGTAATCATCGCCAGGGGCAATTACATGGCGATGAAATTTTCGGTTGATTTCTTCACCATCTTCCAAAATAATGGTTGCAGTTCTAACTTGCACAATTTCGCCATTGATTACTTCAATCAAATCAACTTTATTTACTTTTTCCAACATTTTTTTCTCCTGTTTCCAATTAGATCATCCAATCTAATCTGCATTTTCGGTGTTCCGCACCGACACGGCTATGCCACTTCGTAACTTCCGCTGACATAAATACCACCACTGCCATCCATTGCAACAACACCAGATGCGCCGCCGCCAACTAGCAATTCATTTAATTGAATTTCCGCTGCGTCATCACGCACAAACGCTGAAGCGTATGTACTAACAGTTAAGGCAATATCTGCAAATTGACCGATGGCACATGATTTAAAACCTGATGAGTTTGGTGTATAAGGCAAACCAGCAATTCTCATATTGCCTGATCCAGTGTGTGCTGACCATGCAATCACAATGTCAAACAACACTCTGTCACCGATTTTGGTGTACCGACCAATTTGCGAAGTGTAAGTGCCAGTGCCAGCAGAAGTAGTGCCTTTGATTGTTGGCGTAAATGTGCCTTCTTCGTAGTCATTAAATAAAGTGCTGTACGAACCAGCAGCAGTTGGAAACTTTAAGCCAGTACTGCCAAAGAACTCAATGTCACCACTGGCTTCGTTTTTCTGAACCAAAGTGCCTGATTTGTTGTAAACATAGATTCGTGTTTCACCTGTGTAAGCAGTGTTTGGAATAGCCCGTACAGTCAGCCAACCACCAGCGGGGCTATTCACCCACGCATAAGTTTCTTCATCAAGCGATGGAATTGGAATGTTGGCGTAAACCTGACGAACACGATTGTTGTTGTCAAATGCTAAGGCAGATGATGTTGCGGAATAAGAGTTGTTCCAAAGGCCATCACGAAACGTTACATCCAACACATAATCTGCGGCAGCAGCGCCTCTAGTGCCAGGCGTAGCAAAGGTATAAACAGTTCCCAAACGAATAATGTCGTAAGTAATTCCTGCAATGTAAGGTTCTACAACTGCAATACTGCGTAGCAATGGTTGACCACCGCCAAGTGAACCTGGATCAATCACCATTCCGACTTGAGACCCTTCAGGCCACCATTTTGTAAACGTAATATTGTTGGACTTGCCAGAGTCAAAAGAAGTGGTCGTAGATTTAATTAACACACCATAGCGAGTACTAGTGGTGCAAAGAACATCCCAATCTTGCAAATTAGATGTTTCGTCCAGATGAACGCCGACCCAACATCCACGCCCACTACAATCTATGGCTTTTAACGGAAAACAAGCGTGAGTACGAATTCCAGTTTTGCATTTTAAGACCTGTACGTTTTCCAACAATACATTGCCAGCAATGTACAAATACAATCCTGTTTGGTCATACGTTGGTGCTGCGCCACTACTACCTGAAACCGTTTCCGAGCCGTTGATAAATAAATTTTTGATAACTGTGCCGCCATCTTCAACAAAATAAGAAAAATCAGTTGCGCCAACCTTAAAAATTTCACCGTTGTATGATGATTGAATTAAAGAGTCGTTACCATCAATAATCCACCTTTTTGCATGACTGTTATTTGAACGTTGCAACGTTAATTGAGCGTTAACAACATAGGTTCCTTTTGGAAAAATTAATGTACCGCCAATATCCCGTAATTGATTTAAGGCGTTTTGAATTGCAACTGTACTATTAGCATTTCCAGTTGGATCAGCGCCATAATCAAGCACACTTATTGGTGCGCTGTCTATCATTGAGTAAGATACTTTGGTTAAAGACATGGACTTTCCTCAATCTGTTTCATAAATCAAAATTCCCGAAAAAAACGGGGTTCCGCCTGTTGGCAAATCAGCGGCGTTTATACTTGTTTGAGCTTGGCCAGAACCACTCATATTTGCAACAATTGTTGATGATGCAGAATTTATTTGCAATTGAAATTGCGTATAGTTGGCTTTAGTAATTCCGCTAAATGAACAAGGATTTTGCCAGCGCATATTCGTGACCGTTTTAGCTGTAAACGGAATCCCAGTAATTTGCAAAGCGCCACTAGCAGTTGTCCATGTAAATGCGGAGGTTGTGATACGAAAAGCAACCATCACCATTCGACCAACTTTGGTATAGGTTCCAACTTGAACGCCGTATGTAATTGCAACATCGCCAGCGGTTGCAAACGTGAACGCTGGTGTCCATGTGCCTTCTTCATAGTCGGCCAACAATTCGCTAGTACCCGTTCCAGGCGTGGCAGAAAAGTCAATGCCTTTGCCAGATGTACCAATGATTACGTTGCCTGTGCTAACTGTTACATCACCCACCAATGTTGGTGTAGTAATTGAGGGGCTTGTAGAAAACACCAAGTTTGTGCTGGTCGTACCAGTTGCGCCAGAGGCTGAATAACCCGTAATGTTGTTAAACGCCGTGATGCTGGCGCTTGATGCGTTTGTTCCACCATTTGCCACAGGCAAAACACCTGATATGTGCGTTGTAAGGCCAATCTTTCCCCAGCTTGGCGCTACATTAACGCCGCCCGAAATAAGAGCATTACCCGTGGCTACATCAGGCAGTTTTGCAAGGGTTGTAGTGGTGTTGGCATAAAGCAAATCACCCACCGCATACGATGTTTGCCCCGTGCCGCCAGCCGTAGCTGGGACAACTTTCCACCCAATGACTTGCACCGCCGCCGTATTGTCTTTATAAAACAATTTGCCATCAGTAATATTTATAGCCAATTCACCATTGGCAAGATTAGCGGCCAACGGCACATTTGTGGTTGTGCTGCTGAAATATAGTTGAATTGGGGTAAAGCCTGTTTGTGCCATGTTTTGCCTTAGTTAAACATGACTTCAATAGATGAAGTAATTGGCGGCGCTTCTGAAAACGTCAACGTTGTGCCTGACACGGTATATGTGTTTTTTTGTTGATATACACCATTGATATACACCAACGTAAAGTTTTCGCCTAAAGATGCGGAACTTAATGTAAATATTGTTTGCGACCCTGTTCCAGTAAAGTTTTGAACTTGATATTCAGCCGCACCAATACCAGAAATATTGTCGTAAGTTGCAATTAATGCATTTGCCGAGTTACGCAATACAAATTTGTAAGGTTGAGCAACTAGCCATATTTCTCCAGTAGGTACACGACCCGCAGAATTTAGCTGAATTGGATTTGTGTGTTGAATATTTCCCGCTGATGTGGTGTATGTAACTTGGGGGGTGTTTGTCCCTGCAATGTAAGTTTCCAACAAGCCGCCCGACAAAACTGTGCCGTCATTATCAAAAAACTGCCACCCTGCCCCGCCTATTGGTGATAAAAATACAGCCATATTTTTTCCTTAAATGCTCGGTGTAAAGACTTGCGGCAACCAAGGGGCGACAACCACCCGTTGCATAGCCGAAGCCTGTTCATCTAGTCGGGCTTCAACTTGTGCGCCAATGTCAGCGGTCACCCAACCAACTACCATTTCCTCGGTCACATCAGCAAATGGGATATTCAATGCAGGCTCGGCAAATTTCCACCAGCCTTCGGTTTCCACCCCGTTTTTGGAACAGAAATACCGTGCGCCTGTGATCAAATCGCCATCAGCTTGGATTTCTATAATTTTCCACATCAGAATGTGCCCCCTGTTACCCCGCCAGTGGCGGTTAAAACGCCCGTGGATGGATTAAATTTGAGTTTAGTTGATGATACCTTCATTGGCAAATCTCCTGTGCTTGTGGTCACCCAAGACAAGTACATTTCTGCCGCTGTGCTGGTGTCATCAGTAATTGCCACATTGTTTGCGTTTGTGGCTGTTCCAGCTGTGGTTGCCGACCCCGCCGACCCGTCAATGTTTACGCCCGTCAATGATTGGGCGCTACTTGCCCGATTCAAAGCAATTGAAGTCGTGCCAATGTAAAGGCTTGAATTTCCCAATACACCGCTTGGAATCGTTCCCGATAACTGACCCGCAGGCAAGTTTGTAAGGCTTGCCCCTGACCCGCTGAACCCTGTGGCGGTCAACAATCCCGAACTTGGATTGAAGTTGTACTTTGTAGAACTGACCAAAGTAGTGGCTAAGTTGCCTGTGGTTTGGTCGGCAAATAGCGGATACCGCACCGCATTGGTGGTGGTGTCATCGGTCACAGTCGCATAAGCCACAGGAGTTGTCCAAGTGGGTGCACTTGCACCGTTGGAAGTCAGGACTTGACCCGCTGAACCAGTTGCACCCGACACAGCCAAAGTGCTGCTGAAATCTATTGTGGTGAATTTACCCGTTGATGCTGTGGTTGCACCAATCGACATATTGTTAATCGTGCCAAGGTTTGTCGGGGCAATCTCAATTGATCCTGACCCCGCTGGCTTTATGTGAACATGGCCTGTCCCTGATGGGCTGATGTCAATTTGAGCATTTGCACCATTGATATTGGTGGAAACATTCAAGGTAAGGTTATCGCCACCGCCAGCACCCCATTGCAGTTGTGCCGTGCCGCCAGCATTACGCAAAGCCCCGCCAGCACTTGTCGCAGCGTCAAAAAATGGCCCGACAAACTTTGTTGTTGCGGTGATGGTCGTGCCTCTGACCGTGTTGGCAGTTGTGTTGCCAATCGCTGGGGGCGCTGACAAATCCAACGTGCCGCCCAAAGTTAAAGTTCCCGTAGTGGTAACAGTTCCCGACAAACTAATGCCTGAGACCGTGCCTGTACCGCCAACCGATGTAACCGTGCCCGTGGTAGGCGTTGCCCAAGATGGAATGCCACCAGCCAAGGTCAAAACTTGCCCATTAGACCCAGCCGCCAAAAATGCTGTTACATCTGTTGCTGATTGATATGGCACAGAACCAACCGCACCACCCGCAATATTAGTAGCTTTGCCTGCCGTGGTTGCTGTGCCTGCATTGCCCGATACCGACCCTGTGATGGTATTGGTAACGGTCAAATCAAGCAATGTGCCAAGCCCTGTGATGCCTGAGTAACTACCCGACAATCGGGCGCTGTCAATCGTTCCACTGGTTATCTGCGATGCCGCAATAGCAATGCTGGCGTTTGCCGCCAGGGTAATTTGTCCCTGTTGATTTACCGTAAAAGTAGCCACTTGCGATGCCGAACCATAAGCCGCCGCAGTAACCGCTGTGTTGGTAATGCTGAATGTGTTGCCCGTAAGGGTCAACCCTGTTCCCGCAAGATAAGAACCAGCGCCCGAAAACTGTGACCAAGTGATTGGGGTTACATCAATTGTGCCGCCTTGGTTGGATGTGCAAACCCAGCCCGTGTCCGCTAGGGTTGTGCCTGATTCAATAAACGTGAACGCCGATGGAACTTCTGCCCATGTATTCATGTCAGCAGATCGTGCCCAAGCGCCAGCCGCCGCAACATAAATGCCGTTGAATTGGCTTGAACTTTGGTTTTTGACCAAAATCCTGTCGCCAACAGTCAAAGTTGCAGTCCAATCACCACCCGCTTGCACCGCCAAGCCTGACAAATTAATGTTGGCGGTAGTCGAGTAAGAGCATGATGCCTTTACATCAAGACCTTGGGCAACCGAATCAACATAGCCTTTATTGGCAATGTCGGTGTCACCCACGGGGGTTGTTGCAATCGTGCCTGTGACTGTGCTTATGTTTGTGAATGAAGCATTCTCAGGGCCGTAGAACGGCGTTCCAGCAGGCCCAACAAAATATTGCAGGGCAAAGGTCGGCTCGGGGGCAAATACCCCTTGAACTGGGACAAAATTAGTGGTCTGCGTGACCGCTGTGGTCATAGTTTACTCAAAGTAAACGGTGCATTTAACAGTGCCAGCAATGACAACATAAATGCCATTGGCGGTGTTTAAACCATCGTAAAAGTTGTAATTCGTTGCCGCCACAGGCGTAAATGTGTCCAAAACTTTGACCGATGTGCCCGATGTTTGGGTATCGTACACAGTGATTGTGGGGTTGTTGGATGCGGCACTAACAAAAATGCCTTTTAATTTTGCTGGTGCGCTTTTGACCAAGGCGGTTGCGTCAAGATAGGCAATATTGGACATGACAATCCCTTTCAGTTTATCAAATTATATGCTTCAAAAGAGAAAAAGCCACCCCTTTTGGGAGTGGCCTTCTCAGTTACTTCATGCCAATATTAAGGCAGGAAAGTCAGGTCGTAACCGTAGATGAAAACATCAGCGGTTGCGGCAGCGCCTTGGGCTGTGGTGTTGCGGATATACAGGTTTAAGCCTGTAATTGCATCGGTTGATGTTGCCGCAGTGTTCACAACTTTAGCCGCAGTGGTTGCGCCTGTCAGGGCAGTTGCAGACAACACAGCAGTGCCGCCAGCCGCAGGCAGGGTATAAACCGCAACCTGTGCTGTGGTCAAGTCAACGCTTGCGTTGGTGACCAAAACATACGCCACGCTAACACGGCCTGCAACAAGAATTTTTGCAAGTGTGTCGCCTACGCTGTTAAGGTTGACCGATTGGGCTGATCCAATCAAGCGAATTGCTTGGTTGGTGGACAGATTAATCGGGTGGTTGGAGGTCGTTTGTGCTGCGCCTGGATTGATAGTAGCCATGATTAGTTTCCTTTCTTAATGGGTTTGGTTAGGAAGCCACTCGGCAAGCCAATTCGGGGTACAGCGGCGCCCAACCATACAGCACATCAACACGGGTCGGAATTGAATCGTTGTTGATTGTGTATTGACGAACCACACGCAGTGACAAGCCCAAGTCTTTGTCGCTTGCACGACCAGCGAAATGAACGCCATCAGGCAGTTCCAAATCGGCGGTAGCCAAAGTGAAAGCATTTTTGTGCATCACGATGTTTTGTGGTGACACAGCGCCAGACTGGTTGAACGGGGTCACAGCGGAAGCGCCAGGGCTAACGATAGACACGTTTTGGAACTGACCAGCAGAGATAACAGCAGGCGACACGGTAACGCTGTTGCCGCTGATAGCGGTCACAACGAAATTACGCAGCTTGTTGCTACCGTAGGCTTGACGGTTTTGTGGGTTGACCGCAAACACGTTAGCGATGGTGAAAGTGTCACCAACGTTAGGCGTGAAAGTGCCAGTCTTGCTCAAGGTCAAGGTGGAGGTTTGCGCCCAACCAGAGGTCAGGATGCCGCCATCGGTGCTGGTGTTGATGGTTGCTGTGCCAGTGTAAGTGCCGAAAGTTTGTGCGGCAATATTCTGATCCATCTTCCAGTTCATACCAGCAGAGTCACGACCCATCATGCCCTTGCTGTATTGCATACCAATACGGTCATTGGGAACAAACAAGCCCTTCAAGCTGTCCACGATGGTTGCGCCAGTAAATGGCTCAATAATGCATGAACGGCGACCATCACGGGGCGCACCTTCACTGTCCAAGTAGGCTTGGGCGGTCAGGTAGGTCAACAGTGATGTTGGGGGAGTGCCAGGCGTACCAACAATGTTGGCTGTATTGAACTTCGCCATAGAAGTGCCATCAAAGTCGATCTTGTTGGCAACGGCTGCGACAGCAGGCTTCAACACACGGTCAGAGAACATATCCAACGACAAAGCCAAGTCCTGTGTGGTGAACTGGGTATCAACGTGGAACTGTGTGGACAACGTGACTGGAACGCTGGTTTCGTTGAAATCTTCAACGTTCAGTGCTGGGCCAGTTGTACCGATGAAACGACCAGGGCGGCGAACGTTTAAAGTTGCACCGATTTTTGCGCCAGTAACGGCGAATTGGTCATCATAGTTGCGCTCGACTTCAGAGGAGAAAGTCAACTCGTTTTCCAAAACCATCAACGCTTCGTTGGTGATCATGGAGATGGTAAGCAGATTGTTGCTCATTTCATTTCCTTAAAAAAAAAGATTGGTTTGTCAGCGGATTCGCCCTGCAAGTCGTGCCGCTTTCCAAGCCTGATAGTTACCATGAAATTGACGGTTTGAGTCAAGTTCTGTAACTGGCCCGTTAGCAGACGCTTTGATCGGGTTGATCGGCGTTGGCGCTTTACTTTTTCCAACGGTAGTCTTTGTCTGAGGCTCGGGCTTTTCAAACCGTGCCTCCAGCTTCCCAATTGTCGCCAAGGCTCTTGTCAAAGTCATGCCTTGCAGTTGTTCAGCAATCTCAGGATTCTCAGCCAAGTGATACAGGATTCTAGGGCCAACTTCTGATTCAAAGATTGCATCCCGCACTTCGTTGCTCACAACAACGTCAGCAGAACCAACCATCGCCTCAAAATCGGGCATCTCGCCTTTTGCTGATTCAACCCGCTTTGCCCAAGTGTTTACCAATTGGTCACGCTCGGCTTGAACCTTTGCCTGCACTTCTTTTTGCTTTTCCTCATTCAATCGCTGATCTACCCGATAGTCAGTCAATGCTTTCGCATATTCATACATATCGGAAAACTGATCAGGCTGCGGCTCTTGCTCACCAACTGGCTCGGCTTGGGGCTTTGCCTTTGATTCGTAATCCCGCAACTTTGCTTCCAGTGCTTCCCTCGCTTGGCGCTCGGCTTGGGCTTCTGCCCGTGCCGCCTCCCGTTGCTTGGTAATTTCTGAAAACCTTTTCTCCAACTTCGGATTCTGTTTTCGATCCTCTACCGATGTCGCATCCTTGTCGCTCTCGCTAGATTCACTCTGTCCTTGGGCGCTCTCTTGCGGCTCTACTTTTCTTGTAGCCTCGCTGGGCGCTGGATCAGCTAAACCAAGTTTATTGGCAACGAATTCAGCCATGTTCTCATTAGTAACCACGTTAGCGGCTACTCTTGGCGGCGCTTGTGGCGCATCCTGTACTTCTGACATAGGTTTAATCCTAAGAATTTGCCCCGTCTACCTGACGGGTAAGGTTTTGGGCAATATAGCCCGAAATCATCAAATCGTCAATCACTGCGCCATAGGCGGTGCGCCCTGCGGCATTTGACCTTGTGGCGGCGCTGGCTCAAGTAATGGGCTTTGGCCCAAATCAATGTCTTGGGCGGCAATCTGTGCATATGCCGCTTGGTCGGCATTCCTACGCTCAATTTCCTCAAGCAAACGGCTGGTGTCCATGCGGTGCAACATAAGCTGAACAATAGCCTCAATTTCGGTCTTGTTTTGGCTTGTGATGGAACGGGTGTTTTGGTCGTTGACCCTGACTTCTGCCATCAACTCGCTGTTATGCGCCTTGGCGGTTTGACGCATCAGTTCACGCCTTGTTTCAGAATCTTGCTTGACTTGCTCAATATCGGCACGTTGCGTCATAGCCAATTGCATAGCCGACATCTGGTTTTGCATATCTTGCACAGCCTTCTTAGCCTGCGCCAGTTCCATCTGCACTTGGGGCGGCACATCAGATTTCTCGTCAATCTGCGCCAGCGGATTCATGGCGGCAAGGCGGTCAGCAAT